TAACGCCAAAAAAGTTTGATCCCGTACCACTAAAACCTGTGTGTGTTATAACAATTTTAGTGCCAATCAATTCCGCGTGCGGAGGCACCCAGCTTCCGACCACTGGAGGAGAATCTGGCGTGTTCGTCGCTGTTATACCAGAAATAGCTATATAAGAGCCGCTATCTATATCGTAGCAAAAAGGTTCGTCCTTACCACTCGCCCTATTGCTCGCCATCATGCCATAGAGCCTAGTGCCTATGACAATCATGCAGGAAACCTTGCCCGTCGCAAAGCCGCCCGGCAAAAGTCCATCAGAGTTAGGGAGCTTAACGGCCGCTGGACGAGGAACCCAAAGTCCAGCGCTATCCGGAGAAGGCACCAAATTCTGAAGGAACGCCATCGAGGATGGCTGACCTTCTCCGAGCGAATAAAAATTGTCTGCGCAAGTAACAGGGGTTACGCGTATCGGAACAACTTGCGTGGCAGGCACACTAGAGCCCCCCAGTAATACGAGATGGAGGCAAACCACGGCTACCGCGCCCAAACCAGCGCGGATCAAGCAAAGCCACCTTTGCAGTATCTTCCTTATCCCCTTGCAGGTTCAACCAGCGGCGCAAAATTCCAATCGCTCCTGAAGGGCCATCACCAAGGAAACTATCAGCGCGCGGGTCGCCAGTAATGCGCATAAGCTCGCCTGCTAGCCGGGCAAGCAAGTAATTTTGGTTAGGGAACCAGGGAACTACGGCTGACGTCTCCGGCTGCACTATTTCTGGCATAGCGTGGTAATAGTGAAATAACACATCAAATTGCAGTATAGGCGGAGGATAAACAAAAAAAGACGGAGGGCTACTAGAAACATCAGTAGCATAATAACGAGGATAACTCGAAACCCCAATTTGATTAATGAAGGCATCGAACTGTGCCAACGTGACTTGCGTCAAAACATATGGGATTTGATTTATCAAATACCTCACGTCTCTGCTAGCCATACGCAGGAAGTCGCTTGGAAGCGAATACGGGCCAGTAGAAGGCACGGCTTCGCTCGGACCGGAAGGCGTTACAGTCACACTACCAGAGCCTAGTGCAACTGCCAAATCATATTCCTGTGTAAGGGATGTTAAAATCTGGTTAAGCAAAAGGCCAGCTTGAACAGAATAGCCAGAGTTCGCGGGAACTCTGGCTATCTGCATCGCTTGAGTGATAATCTGGCTAGCCGTCATCATGGCTTAGACGGTGCTCCAACTCAACGGCTTCTCTTTTGTAAGTCTCAATAAGCGTGCGAAACCGCAGAATATGGTCCTTAGTCGCGGAAATCTCGCCACTAAGAGAGCTTTTTTCACCAGCGCGAATAGCCCCCGAGTCGTGCTTCTGTTGCATAGAGGCAAGCTGAAACTCGAACTGCGACAGCTTTTCGAGACTATCAGCAATATTTTTCTCGATAACAGAAAGCCTGTTCCATTTTCTCTGCCTCAAGATAGATTTGTGGATCTTATCAACCAGTGAAAAAATATCTTTCTGTCCAATATTTTTATCTACTACAGTTTGATAAGTTACATTAGCACCGTCCAGATTTTCCGAAGTAACGATAACAATACTGTCTTTGGTGTGCTCATTCATATTCTAGTGAACCCTGTAGCAGCCGACACATAGGATTGATTAGTAGTTTTGTAGTCAATGTCACGCGGGTTTCGCGATAGTCTGTTATGCAGATTAACGTTATACATAATCTCGCGTAGAGACTGCGCAACAGAACGTGTAACTTCTACCACAGTCCCGTCATGATAAATGTTTTCGCCTAATAAAATATAAGGCGCGAACTTAGGAAGTTCTATTGTAACTTCTTCTAGTTCTTCCGAAGGATCGTATTTTGAGCGTTCTTGCCGGATTAACTCTTTTTTATAGGCTTCGAGCGTGGCTTTCTCGCGCTCTAAAGCGATTTGAGCGGCTACTTCATCCTTTACTTTTTTAAGCTTTTCCGGAGCGATATTTGAAGTATCAACCGGCAAACTTCTAATAACCTTAACCCTGCTATCTCTCATGTATGAACCCATGATGCTGCCGCTGCCGTTGCCCCACTAATCAAAATAAAATGTCCAGTATTAGGATCGGCAGCAATATAGTCGCCATTATAAAGTCTGATAGAGGCATTTCGTTCTGGAACAATAAGCCTTCCATTGCTAATATAAGCGTTGGGTTTATAAGTCTGAGATTGCTGAATAGTAGGGTCTGTAAACGCACTGTATTTAAACAGTGCGTTAATAGCCGCTATATCAGCAAGCGCGGCCGCTGGCGTCCACTTAACAGCCGTCAGCGTAGTTGTAGCCGCCGTGCCTAAAGTTACAGTAGCCATATCATTATCCGAAGGCTAGAGCCGTAGAGCCAGTGCTTTCCAAGCGCATAGCGAAAGCATTGTTTTTGATAAAGGTGCCGTTAAAGTATTTAAACGATACCATGATAGTCTGGTTCGCCGGATCGACGCGTTCGGCCTTGTCGATAACGTGAACCTCCAAATCAGATAGTGTAACAGTGCAGAAAGACTCTGCGCCGAAAATCCACGTAGGATAGACCGTCACACCATTTGCTGGAGGTGCAGGAGGCGTCTTAGCCAAACCAATACCCGTCAAAGTAATAGTGGCACCGGGCGCAATCTGTGTCGCCATACCCTGCAACGCTCCCTGCGTGGGACCGGAAGCCGACATAGCCAGATTGTTAATTGCAGTAGACCCAGCCTGACTAATATACACAGAATAAGTGTAGCCAATAGTCGAAGGCACAGTGACACTAATAGAACCTGTAGTACCAGAAGCGATATTAATATTAGCCGACTGTTGGGAGATAAGCTTTTCGTACTGATAAATATTATCAGAGCCGGTAATAATAATCTGATAGTTACCAGCCGCCAAAGTACCACCAGAAGTAGAACCTGTACCAGTAGCTTGCGCGATACCAGTAAACGATGGAACCATGTTAGAGCTAATGCAGCGAATCTTGCTCCACTGTCCGAACTCACCGTTATAGAGCCAGCGAGGATCGGAGTTGCCCGTGACCCATTGCACAGTGGGATTGCGAAGCAAATCACCCTCTACAACCGGATGCATGATAGCCACATAGTGAGGCATTTTCATCGGGTCAGTATAAGGCCCGCGAGAGCCCATCTTAGCATCTTTTTCTTCCGACGGCCCCATCACGCCACCAAACATCGGCGCGCCAAAAGTTTCCAGCAAGACCTTAGCCCGAAGCAGTTCTTCGGTATTCAGAACATCAGGCGCAGTCAAAGCCGCTCGCGAGCCGCGGGAGTTAACATAGTTTACTTGCGTAAAGCCCAAGATAGCCTGGAACGCGTTGCGCTCCATAAGCTCCCTAGCAGATAGAATAAGCCGGTTACGAGCCTGCTCCAACACGTCGTGTTGAATAGTAAGCATCGCAACATCCGTGATGGTAACGAGCGAAGCCCACTGTTGCAGCGTAACGGACGACTGCGAAATTTGCAGCGGAACCGCTACCGGAGGAACGCCTTCTGCAATCGGCGCGTAGGGCACCGGCAAGCGATGATAGCGTGTCATATTATACGTCACGCCATGTCCTTTTGGCAGGACAACTTTGTCACCTAGCTGGACAAGAGATAGACAGCTAAGCGTGATAGGCAGCAAATCTTCAGAAATATATTCACGAAAATCAGCGGCCAAATTCGGTGCAGTAGTTACAGCCATGGCAATCCCCGTTAACCTCTATAAGCGCCTTCCCTCAACCGTCTAAAGAGACGGTCACGCGCGGACTCCTTAGTATCACTTTTAGCCGGGATAGTGCTGGAAACTTGCATGGGCGAGCCCGCTTGCTTCCGGATATTTTCGGCCCCGGCTTTCTTTGCCGCTGATACAGCCTTGGTTCCCTTTTTGCGAACCTCGGCACCTAGCAAAGCGTCTAAAATTTCTTCCCTAGAGCGAACTTGCCCTTTAGAAAGATATTCCTGAAACTTGGTTTCTACAACATCCTCAAAGCGCTTAAGCTGCGGATTTTCAATAAGCGCCGCTGTAAACTTTGCCCGGTCATCCTGATTGAAGATAAGAAGCTGCAACTGTTGTAACTGTAACTCTTGCTTCGCTGTAGCTTTGTTTACAAGATAGTTTACACGCTCAATCTCGCTCAAACTAGATAAATATTCTTCTTCCGCTTTAGGATCAATAGCGGGTGTAGAAGGCTGTTGAGGAATATAAGAACTAGGTTGGGAGAAGTTAGGTTTATTATATTGCGAGCGATAATAATCAAGCTCGCGCTGCCTATAAAAATTTAGTTCTTCTTCTATTGATTTATAAGCGGGGCGTGCTTCTTCAACTGTTTCGCTAGAAACAGTATCACTAGAATCAGCATCACTAGAATCAGCGCCTAGTGAACTGCTAATTTCCGGCTGATTTGCCCGCGAGTCCTGATTATACTCAGGTTCGCTATTAGAAAATTCTGTTTCTTCCGTCATTTATGGTCCAGGTAAAAAGTTAACAGCACACTGCAAATAGGAACGAGCAAAGCAGCGATAACATACACATGCCGCTTTGATACGTGTCCAAGTTCAATCTGCCTCAAGCGCGAATCTAAAACTTCAATGCGGCCTATAAAACGTTCTACTAGCGTTGTCAAGGCCGCAAGTTTTTCTTCGACGCGAGCGAGCCCCGCTAATAAATTATCGCTTTCGTTCATGGCGCTTATAAAACTATGACGTGTGCGTTAGATTAATCAGCACAAGGCAGATGAAAAAGACCCCGATCAAAAAGTAAGCGAAGTCTACCCAATGCTCAAATAGTTTCATTTCTTTTCCTTTCGCTTTACTTTTTTTGGCAGCTTCTTGCCTTTATCCGCTTCCACAAATTCCTTCCCTACTTTTCTTGGTATACCAATAGTTGATTTACCTGCCGCAGCGGCATACATGGCGCGCCGTTGAGCTTCTGATTTAGGAGGCATGGCACTATACCCTATCTGAAAGAAGGTGTCCAATACGGGCCTTTGCAGCCCAAAGCTTTACCAGCGGCGTTATGGCCCTTTATCTGCTTTATGGTCTCTAGCGTGTCCTTGCTAGACCAATGAATAGCCCTGCCAGCGGAGCAAAACGAAACTGTTACATCCGGCCCCGTACGCATTTGGCAACCGGATAGCAGCAATCCAAAAGATAACAAAAGCGAAAAAACAAAGACAAAATAAAGCGCGCGTTTCATGCTAACCTGTATAGTAAGTGTCTGTGTTTATTTTAGCTAGCTTATAAAGCAACCTTACTTTTACAACACCGGCTGTAGGACTACCGCCTGTAAAAGTCACAACAACATTTTGTGCGGCTTGCGTTGGTGTAGACGCGTGCCAATTCGCCGCAGCTACGCCGTTACCTATAGCTGTTGCAGTAATAGACCCCCACAAACCCGCAGTAACACCATCCCCAAGCTGAAATCCAGTGACACCCCCGCCAGACAGCGCCGTAGTAATTATAGCGGTCAAACTAAGAACTTCGACGCCAGCGGGTATGAAAGAAGAAGCTGTCAAAGAAGATGACCCCGAGGCTGTAAGCACAGCTTCTTTGATAAGTTCTTGGTATTCTAACCCGTCAGCAATATTACGAGCTTGGCCAAGTGGATCTATTATAATATATTTGTTACCACTCATAGAGCTTTTAGTATTGTGTATAAACCTTACCCCTGTAAAGGGCATATTAGATATTTCTGTATAAAGTTTATTCCCGCTAGCCGCAGTGTTAAAACTGCAAATATTAGGTGTAGCGTAAGAAACCGCGCTGTTCACATTAATTTTAACATTATATTTATTATTTGTGTGGCTTGTTATGTTGAATAAATTAGACGTACCCATAGTACAGTTCACAGTAGCACCAGTAACATTACTACCAGAACCAGTTATATCCGTAACTGCGCCACCGCTTGTTGTAGGGTCTGTTATAAAGTTACCGTAGTCTACGATAGAATCTATTGATACTATAGCGCCTCCTGACACAGTAGCGTTAAATTTAAAGGGTGTCCCCGTGCCGGTAGCAGATTGAAAAACACGTGTGCCCGATGTGCCGCCAGAGCCGCCATTAGCGATAGAAGGCAAGGAAAACAAGCCGCGAGCTTTGAACCCGTCTAGCGTCAGGTCAAGGTCTACTTTTAAACTGGACGCCGCAGCACTAAAATCTACATAATTTGATGTAGGAAGTAAGGCATGCGTTCCACCCGTTATCTTTCCCGACAACTGAATAGTACCGCCTATAGTACCCATATCGTTAAGCAATCTGACTGCCGCAACACCCCCAGCTTTGCACTTATAAGCGCTGGCTTCGAAATGACCTTGCTTAATAGTTACATCTGTCCCAGCTATATCAAACGCACCATGCGGGCGTAACGAAACGCAATTATCTGCGTAAACTTTAGAAGCTGCTTTAAATTTAAATGCGTTTTGGCCGTTATCAACTTCGCTTAAATCTATTCCATAGTCGTAGCAGTTACGCAAAACTGTGGTGTTAGAATAGACTTCGCCCGATCCATTACGAGCAGCACTATGAGCAGAGTACAAAAAATGCCCTGGCGGAGGCAAAGCTGTCCAACCAGGATTAGGATTTCCTGTGCCACCCGCCAGAGTATTCATGGCGCTATAGCGAATAGACTCTGAGTTAACTAACTCTAAAGTATCATAACCTATAGCCACTACGTTCATTTGCACGGCGTCAAACGTAGCGCCGTCAATTTTTACGTAGGAAGTCTTGCTACCGTCATTAGCCGTATTAAGGCTAATAGCCGTTAACATGGTTAAATTATTGTTCGTGTTATTTAACGTAGAGCTTCCTATAGTGCGAAACTCGCAACCCTTAAGTAGAATATTAGACCCTGTACCCGCACACAAAAACAAAGGGCACCAAGGGTCGCCTAAAGTGTTAGTGTCGTTGCAGGCGGTATTCGTGGGCCGCTGAAGCTCCGTGTTAAACCAATAATCATATGTAGTTTGGAATTTGGTTAGTGGTCTAGTGTTCCTATCAATAACACCAGCAAAAAAGAACCGGCCGTTCTCTATTGTAAGATTTAACGCAGTAGCTTCCGCCCAGAACCAAGGATGCCGAAGTTCGCCGTCATGCACAACACAACCTTTACCTGTAAACTGCCAAGCAAGATTATTAGGTATTCTAATAGCCTTAGTAGGTTGTACAGACTGGTGCTCGATTGCATAAGGGCGCCTCATTACAAGCGGCAAATTATAAGTTACAGCCGCTTGTATAGCAGCTACTATAGCGTCATTATCGTATGTAGTTCTAACATAATTCGTTAAGTCATAGTCTCCTTTAGCACCAAAGTGCTCTGGAGACACAAACCCCGCAGGAAAAATTTGAACCCAATAACCGCCGATAGACGGATGTCCGCTTATGGCAGATATGTCCCAAGAAGGTGGAGAAGCAGACTGCCAAACCCAATAACCCGTAATAGATGGGTGTGAAGAAGAATATGCAGACGTTATTACAACAAAGTTTTTGCTTGTTATTGCAGATAAATCGTTTCTATAACGTATTACATCGTTAGCGACAGTAAGTCCGCTAAAAGCACTATCAATATACAGTTTGCTCTTATAAAGCTCTGCCGTAAGCTCAGCAGGCGACACAATAGTCATTTTATCATCCTAAGTGCTATAATTTCGCACTCTTTTATTCGCCTAAGCCAACCTCGCTTAAACAGCGACCATGTTCTTAGCCGCTCCAAAAAAGAACGCCTAATTTTAAAAACTACTTTGGTGGCAACCATTACAGGGCTACCCCTAACCTTCTCCAAAGCTAGCGAAGCCCTGCCCGGCCCCGAATGAACCGCAAAATCAAAAACCGCTAAATCAAGACCGTCTGGTAACAAATCACACCTTAAGATGTCCCAATAATTATCTCTATAAATAACGTTCCGCTCTGCGACCGTCATTTCGTAGACATCTTTTTTTGGTAAACCTCTAATAGTACGAAAATTATCGTACGTAGCTTGTGTTATGCCTTGGTTCGTTTTACCACCTGGATCTTTCGAGTTACTAACTTTTCCGCCTTCAAAGCGCAAAACAGCATCTAAGCAAGCTTGAAAATTTTTAGCTCCCATAACAGCCTCTTACGAGCGGGCGACAGATTGCTGCTGCGCCGGGTCGCTACTCCGGGCTTCCAAAACGGCGTGCAAGCTCACACTACGCAGCAAACCCAGAACCGTTCAGTCGCGCTTATACCCGTCATCTTCGTAAGGAGCAACGTCAAACTGCTTTGCCGCTTCATCACGTGCTTTGTTTGCAAACATAAGCCCTTCCGCTGCCTTGGTAAACAGTTCCGCTAACTCTGCTTTTTTGCCCGCGTCTAAAAGCTGCTTATCTTTTAGGTACAAAACAAAAGAAGTAAGCAGCTTAAAGATTGCAGTTAAAGCCGATATAACAGTCAGCATCAGCTTTTCATGTTTTTAGCGTTTCCGAAATTAATAGCTAGAAAGTCAATGACTTTCCTAACCGTAAACCAAACAGTACCCTCTTGTGCTGGCGGCAGAACCGCCGCAGCCGCAGCCGCAGCCGAAATGACATATGGCATATATTGCATAATGGTTTTTACCGTTTCCATAGCAGCCTCCTTAAAATGCAGTCTATGTGCGTAGGAACTTCATCAGCGTGAGTAAGACACCAAAGAAACAGCAAAGTTAATAGAGTTGCTTCTGGCATTATTTGCAACTCCAATTAACCTGTGCCGTGTCCGACGCGCCACTAGAACTGGGGGTAACAGATGTTGTTGTAGAAGTAACTTTCAAATTACCGCTAAGCGTGCCCGCCCCCTTCCAAGTTACAGTGCAAACAGGCGCCGTATCAAGCGTAATACCAAAAGACTGTGCTGTACAAGTACCAGCGGACATAGTACAGCTACCAGATAACGTAGGACGCATAAGAGAGCCCTTTTCGAATCTAAGACCGAGGTCCCCAGAAAGTTTGTAGTTAGACGAAGAAGTAGCAAACGGAGCGAATTGACGTATATCATCTCCCAAAGTAAAAGTAGGATTATGAAAAGTGATACCGTTTGTAGCTTGCACGTCTATTAAAGCGCCATGTATAGAAGCTTGGTCTATACTTAAACGTATATCTCTTATATTCTTTGCTGCAGTAGAAGCAGCTATAAACCTATAAGCGACATAACTCTCGAACTCAAACCTAGCGTTATTAACAATAAAACCACTAATATTAGCATCTGAAGCTAAAGCAGTAGTCATGTCAAACAAAAAGTGTTCCGCAGACTTTGTTTCACTGTATAAGTTACCAATATAGAGGTCTTTTATATTACCATTAACATAAAACGTTGGCCCCATGTAAGCCGTAACTTGCCCAGAATTAGCTACATAATTTCCAGATAACCCAGTAGTATTTACAGGGTTAACATTGTTTTCGTCGTACAGCTCAAAGGTTTTGTTTGTAGTGTTAACATTTCTGGCAGTGTAAGGCCTAGACATCACAGGGCGCCAAGAAGTAGTTAAAACATTATTTGTGTCGTCGCCATACAATTCAGTTAAGAAAACCTTTCCGTTGTTAACTAGATTATATTTAGTATTAGCGTTATCAAAACAACTAGCTGCATTACTAACTGTCACAACAGCCGGGTTAGCTTTAGATATAGCTGTAATGTTACATGAGTAAGTAACGTTTTTAGTCGCTGATACATGCAGCATTGTAGTACCAGCTAAACCAAAATCTAAATTAATAGGCCTATACTTTGACGACGGAACTCCGCCAGCGCAAGCAGAAGATAGTAAAGTTGGGTTGTTGGCTAACATAACAGCATAAGACAAGCTCCCGTTATACCACAATTTATTGACGGCATTTAGTTTAGTAACCGTCATAACTTCTGCGCCAAAATTAGCATAAGCAGAGCAAGTATAATGCCCAGAAACGCGCAAATAATCTATTCTGTTGTTATCAGAAGAACCAGGCCCACCAGGCTCTACATAGCGCGAAAAAACTACACCATAAGCTGATCTTGTCGGGCCGTCTGGATTGTTATTGTCAACAACTAACTGCTCCACAACGGTTCTAGCTGTAGCTGTAAAATCTACTGTTATAGGATCTGTTGTAGTAGACTTAATCCTAACAGGCTTTATTATAGCACCAGAATACCCAGTGTAATTAGTTACACCTGTCTCATAAATTCCTATACCAGAATAATTAACAGAATACTTAACTTTATAAATACCATTCTCTGGGTCTATAATGCCAGTAATATAAGCATCGCCTGAATAAAAGTGTTTGTCAAATAAATCTCTAGCACCCGAAATAGCTTCATCAGAATAGTTTACGCCTGTTGGATCAGCGCCAAACCAACGGTATTTAACGATATTTGACGGCTCTTGCCTTACCCAAGCCCCCGCCGATCCATCAATAGTAGCATCTGGCACTACATAATAACCTTGCATAGGGT